CCGCGTAGGTAGCACCCGAGGAGGCGAGCAGGCCGCCCGTGTGGCTGGTCACAAGACCGGCCACGGCGGGAGCATTCGCCGGGTTACCGCTCCACGCCGCAGCCTCGACGGCGTTGGCGAGCGACAGCCCAAGTTCCGTGGCGATGAAATCCGAAATCGAAACGATCGAGTCAGCAAGCAACTCGCTCGCGATCACCACGGCCCCACTGACCTTGCGAGCCGTCAGCGAGACCTGATTCATGGTCGGGTCGCTGGCAGTGATCGCGGTGTTCTCGTCGATCCAGTACGCGGTCGTTCCGCCGGACCTGCGAGGAAACTGGAGCACGTCGCTCGGCATCGCCACGCTCGTGGCGTTCTGAGCGAAAGCCGAATACTGATCGACGAGCCGGATGACCGTCGAGGAGAGCACGTCGGGCACCACGGCCGAACCGCTGTTCGCCGAGGTCGAACCCATCGCACGGGCCTCAACGCCGTGATCCTGGCACCACCGCTTGGCCTCGGCGTCGCCGCTCTTGGCCTTCAGCCACATGCCCGTCTTGTAGGCATCCTCGACGCTGTTGAACGCACGCAGGCGGCCCGAGAAGGGAACGGCCTCGATGCGAACCTTGGGCTCATCGGCACGGACCTCGGGGGCGGGCGAGCAACGCTCGACCACCGATCGCAGGCTCTTGGCCGACTCGACGACCTTCTTCTCGAAGTCGATCTTGGCGGTGAGTTCGTCGGCACGCTTGTTGAGGTCGATCAGTTCGACATCGCGAGCGGTCGTGTCTTCGGCCTCGATCGCACGAACGGCGTCGATCCGGTTGGCGAGGGCAGCCGCCTCGTCCTGAAGCTTCTTGAGGTTGTCCACTGTGTGAATCTCCTGGCGGCGGTATTGCCGTGGAGTCCACAGTGCCACTAGCGGGCCGACCTCTTGCAGAAGCGCACTTCAGAAACTGTTGTTTTGACAAACGCCACCGCCCGAGCCCCGCACCGGGGGCAGCGTAGATACCGCTGCCGCTCGTCACCGCAGGGGCGGCTGGAACGGCAGCGGAGTTTCTCGCCGCAGGTGCAGCGGGCTTCAGACATTGCGGAGCCTCAGAGTCCACGCCGCAGCGGCGTCACGGACCAGGGAACGCTTGGCGACAACGGCGGCCACCGCCTCGGGCTCGGGCTGCGACTGCGACGCCAGCCAGGCTTCGTAGGACCGCATGGCAACAGAAGCAGAGGTGGCGGGGTACGCGGGCACGAGTACCGGCCCCACGTCATACAGCCCGCTCACCTCGCGGATCTGCCGCACGGCCTTGCCGTCCTCGCCAGTGCGGAATGATTCGTTCTTCGGGTCCACCGTGAAGGCGAACGAACTGCCCTGCACGTCGCGCCGCTGGATCAGCTCGAGCACGTCGGCCCGGCTCACGGGCGGCGTGACCACATAGCGCAGCCCCTTCGTGTCGCTGGACAGTTCAAGCGTGCCGCTCGACGTGCGGCCCAGGACGATGTTGCTGTCGTGGTTGAACAGGGCAACCACGTCGCCCTTGCCCCGCTGCCGGTTCAGAATCTTGTCGAACGCGCCCGGCAGAATCTCCTCGCGGAAACCGCCGAGGTCGAGGGAAAGCCGGTTGTAGACAGCGGCGTAGCCGATGATCGCGGCCCGGCCATCGGCCCGGCTCTCGACAATCAACTCGTTCTCTTCCTCGAAGGCGAAGTCGCGGCGTTCAATTTCCATCGGTCTGCTCCTCCTGTTCGTCCTGGTCCTCGGCGTCGTCGGCCGGGCTGTCTTCTTCCTCGACGGGCGGCGATGGCATCGGCTCCGGTGCCGGTTGCTCCTGGCCCACCTTGTCAAGCGTGGTCATGTTGAGTTGCACAAAGTGCTTGTCGCCTTCCGGCCCGATCGGGTTCAGGTTCTCAAGCTCGCGGATCTCGTTGATCGTCATCCACCCATTCTGCAAGGCGCTGACGTAGTAGGCCGACCGGCTCGCGTGGTCGCCACGCAGCAGGCCGCTCACGCTGTGCTCGGCGAAGTAGGTCTCGTCGTCCACGATGAGGTCGCGAGAGATCGCCGCCTCCCACCGCTTCAGATGAGGCAATAAGCAGTGCTGTACGAATTCTGTCCCTTGAACTTCGATATTTGAATATGTACTGCGGGTGAGATCCTGAATCATGTGGGGCGGCACGCGGAACGCACGGCAAATTTCAATGACTTGGTACTGCCGCGTTTCGAGGAACTGGGCCGCCTCGTTTGAGCCGCTGAGTTCGTGGGCCTTCACGCCGTTGGGCAGGACCGCCGTGCGGAACGCCCGATCTGCGCCTCGGTGCATCCGCTCCCACTGCTCGCGGAGCCGCTCGGCCGCCTCCACCGGAATCGGGTTGTCGCTCTCCAGCACGATGCCGGGCCGGGCACCGTTGCCGAAGTAGGTGCTGCCGTGGGCCTCCAACGCCTGGGCCAGCCCGATCGCGTTCTGGAAAATCTTGTATGTGGGGACCGCCCGAATCCCGTCTTCCGTGGTGAACCGCAGGGCGAAGATCTGCTCCTGCGAATAGGTCGTCTGCCGCCCGTTCGGCTCGCGGTAGATGTACCGCAGGCGGCCGTCCTCCAGCCGCTCCACTTCCATCCGCGACGAGTGCAACGGCCACAACTCCGAGACGGCACCGCGAGCACCGGGGCGAATCTCGGCGTAGCTCGCACCGTAGTGCAGGTACATGCCGGTCATCCAATCGCGGAACTCCTGCGCCGTCTGCCAGGGGTTCGGCTGCTGGTGCAGGAGACGATACACAGGGTGGGCAGTAGCCTTCGCCTTACCGCCATTTGCCATCCGCTCGTAAACGTGGAGCGGCAACGCGGAGACGGCATCCGAGATCACGCGGATGCAGGCCGTGTAGGCCGAGCAGGCCATGCTGTTGTCGGCGTTGACGCGGATGCCCGAGGGCGTGCGACTCGACGAAACCTCGGGCCAGTCGATGCCACGCAGGTCGAACATCTTGAAATCGGCGGCGGCGTTTTCGCTCATATGCTCAGGATGTCCCAGGATTGTTCGGGGGGCGGGGCCGTGGCCGTCGCGTGAATGCCGAGGGCCATCGTCAGCGCCACGATGCCGTCGATGCGTTCGTTGGATTTCGCCTTGCTGGGCTTGATGTTTCCGGCGTGGTCCTGCTGAATCGCCACGTTCGACGCCTGCCACGCCAAGACGGGATGCCCGCCGTGGTGCAACTTGCCGCCCACCACCAGCGCCTCAAGCTGCTTGGCGGGCGAACTCATCGAGCCGTAGCCCTGCCCAAAACCTAAGACATTCACGCCATCGCCTTGCAGTTGCGTCGCCAACTGGGTCGCGTTCCAGCGGTCAATCGCCACCTGCCGGACGTTGTATTTCTTGGTCAGGGCCATGATGTCGGCCCGCACCTGGTCGAAGTCGGTGACGTTGCCGTGCGTCAGGTGCAGTTTCCCCTCTTTCGCCCACTGGTCATAGGGCACGCGATCCCGCTTCACCCGCTCCCGCATGTTGTCCTCGGGAATCCAGAAGTGCGGCTCCACCCAGAACGTGCCATCGTCCAACTGGAACAGCAGGCAGAAGCAGGTGGTATCAAACGTGCTGGCGAGATCGAGGCCCGCGAAACACTCCCGGCCGTCGAGCATCACCGGGCACGGCTTGTTGCCCTGTGCCCAGTGCTCCATGCGCAGCCAGCGCGTATCCTGCTCGGTCCACTGGTTCAGGTGCAGCCGCCGGAAGGTGTTCTCCTCGCTCGGCATATCCTGGGCACGCTTACACCGCACCCGCAGGTCGTCGAGCTTCACGCTCACGCCGAGGTTCGGGTTTGCCTTCCGCCAAGTCTCTTCCTTAGTCCAATCGTCTTCGGGATCGGCGGCGTAGATCGCAGGCAGGAAGGTCTCGTCTTTGATCGCCCCGTCTCGCACGGCCAGGGCGTAACGCCAGATTTCCCAGCAGATGCTCTTGCGGTCGAACCCCGCCGTGGTGATCGCCACGCACAACGGCTGCCGCCGGGCTCCGGTGCTCGTGGTCATCACGTCCCACAGTTCCCGGTCGGGCTGGGCGTGCAGCTCGTCGAAGATAATCCCGTGAGCGTTCAGGCCGTGCTTCGTGAACGCCTCGGCCGAGAGTGCCTTGTACGTTGAGTGCGTGTCTTCCCGCACGATGGAATTGCGAAACACCCGCAGGCGGCTGCGCAACTTGGGCGAGTTCTCCACGCAGACCTTCGCCATCTCGAAGACGAGCCGGGCCTGGTCGCGATCAGCGGCGCACGAGTAGATCTCGGCACCCGGCTCCCCGTCGAACATCAGCTTGAGGGCGATCCCGGCACACAGTGTGCTCTTTCCGTTCTTGCGGGGGATCGCCAGCAGGCTCGTGCGGTACTGCCGCACCTCGTTTTTCATCGTGCCGAATAACCGGCCGACGTATTCCTTCTGCCACGGCTCCAGCAAAAACGCCTTGCCGCCGAGTTCGCCCTTCGCGTGCGTCAGGTTCTCCTCGAAGAACCGCACCGCGATGTCCGCAGCCTTCGCATCAAGCGAACATGCGGGCGTCGTCTTCGTCTTCTTGCTTCGGCTCTTCGACATGCAGGCCGGTTCTAGCGCTTGGGTTCAGCCCGAAGTCCTGCTCCAGCTGCCTCAACTGCACGGCGAGCTTGTGGGCAATGCTGACCTCTGGACGCTGGGCGATGTATTTCACGTCGCCCTTGTCGTTCAGGATCGGGTACGTGTCGCCTTCCTTCTTGAGTTTCGCACGGGTGGCAAGCCACCACTCGTAGGTGTCGCAGTAACGGGCCAACGCCTCGATGTCGGCACGAGTCATCACCTTGACGGCCTGCAGCAGCGGCAGCACCTCGGCCCACTTTGCTGCGGCCACCTCGCCCAGGTGGGGCGGCATCACAACGCCATCTGCGGACGGCTGCGGCTCGCTCTTGTTGATCGGCCGATTGCCTGGGTTGCCACGGAGGAGCTTAAGTTTCGTTGGCGTTGGCCTCGGGCCCCGCTTTCCCATCGTTTCACCGACCCTTCTAAGTCAAGTCGAAGCTGGCCATTGCTGCTGGCCCGCTTCTTATTGTTGCATTTACGGCATAGGCACTGCGAGTTAGGAAAGACATTGCCGGGGCTGCCGGGCGTGGTAGTCGCAATGATGTGGTCGTGCTCGGCGTTCCTGTCGTCTGGCCGCCTGGTAGCCGGATCAATGACGTACTCGCGGTTGCAGTCAATGCCGCACAATTGGCACACCCACCCGTCCCTCGCGCATACCGCAAGCCTTGTGCACTCCGGGTCGTCTGGCACTTTGAGCAGGCGGCACTTCTTTCGTAGTGATGTTGCCAGCGCTGAGGCGGCGGCCTTCTTCCGGCCCACCTCGCCCCATCCTGTGCCTGGCCTACTCGCGCCCCAACGGTGATCTGCGTAGCACTTTGGGGAGCAGTATTTTCGGTTGTCTTTTCCTAGCTTTGTGCTGCGAGGCCCTTGTGGCGGCCTTTCGATTTTTTTGCCGCATGCCGGATTTTGGCAGAAGCAATCAGGGAGCCGCATGTGCTCTGCCCTGCATTGCCAAGAGCAGCAGCGAACGCCTTTGGCGTAACGGCTTGGGGTTACATAGAAAGTTTTGCTGCACCCTGCGTTTGCGCACGCAATTGGGAACCTGTTTCGATTTGCCATTCCCGCAGGATGCGGGTTTTGTCAAACGCTAGGCCCTACCCCCTTGCGGTTTCCTGCGGAAATGTGTTCATCAG